ATGATGTGCGAATTTTGTAATGTGGATGTAAATAAGAGGGTTAAGAATATAAGCGACGAGAACGACGAAATGCGGTTGAATAAAGCAAGTCAATTAGAAGTTGCAGCAGGCTGGCAACATGGATTTACTTATGCTGAATTTAATATTAAGTACTGTCCGATGTGCGGGAGAGGATTGGGTTAATGAGAGCAAATGAATTATTTGAGTTTCTAAGCGGTATACCTCAACTAGAACACACGAAAATAATTATCAAAACCGCAGAAGGCGAGTTTTTAAAAGTTACAGATGTTTCTATATCTCAAACAATACCATGTTTACCTTACTTGGAAATAGAAGCGGAAAAATTGGAGGAAGACGATTGAAAACACAAGACATTAATTTTCTAAACAAGTTACAAGAAGAACTAAACACACAAACGAACGACGGTAACGCTTCACCTGTTTTTTGGGTGATTAGGCAGTATGAAGATCAGATTACTGATTCGGATTTTGGCGAGAAGACACTATATGCTCATAGCGATGGCGATTGTTCGGAATTTAAGACGTTAGAAGATTTACGCTTCTTTTTAGACGAGGAACTCGATGCAATAGAGGAACTCGATTCAATAGAGCATTGCGAAACGCTAGACGAAGCTTTTGACATTATTTTGGCTGACTACAACGACAATGGTTACTTTTACAGATATGAAGCGATATCGGTAGGAGTTATACAGCCAGATACGTTATTTATTACTAAAAAAGAAGCACAGCAACACATTGAAAATAATCGACGCCATTACAATTCCACGGTTCATACTTATGCAATGACAGCGTGGAGATCGCGAGTGGTAGAAAATTTATGGGATATTCTCAGAACGGCAGACTTTAGTATGTTGAAGGAGGAACAAACATGAAAAAAATAACGACAGATTACGTGAAAGGAACTAAAAATTATAAACAAATTTCGGACGATACAACTCCGACTGTACCGGAATTTGTGGCGAAGTGGTTTGAAGAGAATAAGGGTAAATTAGATTATAACATTTGGAAATATATTCGAGATTGGGAATGCCACCCAAAGGAAAGTGCTTTTCATAACTTTATGAACGACTATCGCCAAGAAGCGTTGGAGACACTTATATTAATGCAATACGGCTATTATGTCGAGAAGGAAGTGGAACAGCTTTATGTTGTGGAGATTCCTCAAGCGGTGGTGCATTATGATTACTTCTTGAAGGTAGTAGATGGGCAGGTTACTATTTCTTGTAGGTCGGGATATCCAGAACACCCAAAGTACCATTTAACAGAAGCTGAAATACGAAGCGTTTGGGATGGTTATATGGAATTAGCGGAGGAGGTGGAGTAAGTGACATTTGAAGAAGAGTTTAAAGAAGAACTAGCAGAAGCAAAGGAAATGGTAGCAGAACGCTCTACAGAGGAACTATTTGACAATTTAAAAGAGATGAATCGTGACGTGCAGGAATATACCTGCGGAATACAAGCGCTTCTTGATGAGCTTAATGCCCGAGAAAAACAAAATAAGGAGGAAAATGAATGATGAATCGTGTCGTGCTTGTAGGACGCTTAACTAAAGACCCTGATTTACGTTATACCCCAGCGGGTGCAGCAGTTGCGACTTTTACATTAGCTGTCAATCGCCCTTTCAAAAACGGGCAAGGAGAACAAGAAGCTGATTTTATTCAATGTGTTGTTTGGCGTAAACCAGCAGAAAACGTCGCTAATTTCTTAAAAAAAGGAAGTTTAACAGGCGTTGATGGTCGCGTTCAAACTCGTAATTATGAGGGGAACGACGGTAAGCGCGTTTATGTGACGGAAATAGTGGCCGAGAGTGTTCAATTTTTGGAACCTAAGCAGAACGCTGTAGAAGGCTCTACACCGAATAATAATCAAAACGAAGCTAGTTATTCAAATAACAATAAAAACGGCTCATATCGAGCTAGTTCGAGCCAGAATAGTGATTCATTTGCAAACGAAGGTAAGCCGATTGATATTTCAGATGACGATTTGCCATTTTGAGCGAGAGGGTGAATAAAAATGACAGCAGAAACTGCAATAAAAAAGTTGAGAAATAGATCAATGAGCATCCGCCAAATGGCTAATGCGATTGCAGAAGTTACAAACTACCAAATTAGCGAAATCGAACAAATGGGGGACGAAGAAATTGAGGCAAAGTATACCGCGTACGTCATTAACGAGGCGAACGAATACGCGAAGTAAATACAATGCGAAGAAAGTAGTTATTGACAATATAAAGTTCGATAGCAAAGCAGAAGCAGCGTATTATCAGCAATTGAAACTATTAAAATTGACTGGTGAAGTAACCAGTTTCGATTTACAACCAGAATTCACATTACAAGACTCGTTTAGAAAAAACGGAAAACTGTATCGAGCGATTAAATATAAAGCTGATTTTCTCGTTCGATACAGTGATGGACATGAGGAATTAATCGACATCAAAGGCATGTTAACAAAAGAGTTTCGAATCAAGCAAAAACTTTTCGAAATGCGGTATATGCAATCAATTAAATGTTTGAAACTGAAAGGAAGGCAGTTTGTGGAGGTGTGATAAATGGCGGTAATGGAGATAACAAAGAGTAAAGCGAGGCAGCGGGAAATTATTAGTTATATAGCAAATAACGATGTAGAACTAGAGGAATTACTAAAGTTGCAAAAAGAACTCAATCAACTAATGAACGAGAATACAATAGAAAAGCAAAAAACTTACTGGACCAAAACGTTCGATCGCATCGTGAAAAAGAAAAAATGGGCGGAAATTACAATTCGTGAATTCGCTGATTTACGTAATGCAGGACTAACGTGTTACGCAATTGCAGAGCATTTCAAAGTGTCGAAGGCTGTAGTTTTCAATTACACACAAAGAAACAAAAAAGAATACTATCAAATTTTTGACATGAACGAATATCAAAAAAACAAGGAGATATGGAATGATTGATAAAGTAGCGAAAATAATAGGAGCTTTCACTATTTACGCCTTATGGGTTCTAGTACTGATTTTTGTACTAGGATTAGCAGTTAAAGGGATATTTTGGGCTTGGAGTAATATGTTTTAAATAATTACAAGGGGGCGACTTTATGGAAAAAGAAGATGGTGTTTATACTCGTATAAACGGTGAAGAAAAGTTAATCACAAAACCACCAGAAAACGGCTTCGGAAAAACTACCATAACATGGAGCCACGGCAAACCTACCACTGCCGAAAATGTACAAACAATAAAATTGAATAAATAAGTCTGGTCGAAAAAATCGAAGGACGTCACGAACAGTTTAAATCTGTTGTGACGTCCTTTTTTTATTAATCATTGGGGAGAGTGACGAGAATGCAAGAATTAATTAATGAGTACAGAGGAGCTTTACAAGAAATTAATCTAGTAAAAGCTAATCTGCAAAAAAAAATTGATGCTAAAAAACGCCCCCTACTACAAGCGGGACAAAAAAGAGTTTTTCAAGAAGTATCAGAAAAAACTACAATTTCAAAATTAAAGAGTATTATTGACAGTTTAGAGTATTCAATTGAATGGATGGAATTAGGTCATGAACCAGCACCACGCAGAGCTATTCACAGGCGCTCCGGTTTGCAAAGAGAGATATGCGTTACAGATATTGAAAAAATGCGTCAGTGGTTCGTATATGAGCATGGGAACGCGTATGAGTTTGAAGATAATGAGCCGAAGATTTCAGAATGGGATAAAATTCGGATGGAAGATGCTATGTCTACAATGTCAGCGCAAGAGAAAAAAGTATTTTTATTAAAACACGAAAAAAATTTATCTTTATCTCAAATTAGCGACGAACTAGAGATAAGTATTCGTTCTGTGCGTTCATACCTATCCCGAGGAGAAGAAAAAATACAACAACAAATCGACGGAAGTTTGTTCTGCATGGCAATTTAGTAATTTTTGCCGCACACCTGCCACCTATATATGAGAAGTGAAGATGATTACAAAAATAAATCATATATTGAGTCTGCGCTCCACTTCTCATTTATAAAAAATACTCGTGGCGGAACAGGTAGACGAAACACAGGATAGAACTAATGTGGCTAAGAAACGTATGTCTTAACTTAAAACTCCTGTAAAACAAATTAATTAGTTCATGCAAGGTGCAAATCCTTGCCGAGTATATAATAAAAAACGAAGAAGGAGTTAATTACATGCGAGACATTATAAAAGCTGGAATAACAGAGGTAAGAGGAAAAGAGCCAGAATTTAAAATAAATATTGCTGGTTCAGAACAAGAACAAAGTTTTGCATTAGCCCAGATTCATTACATGAAAATAGAGCGGTTAGCTATGCTAAATGGTAAGACTTTTGAACAAGCTAAGAGTGATTATTTAGAAGCTCTAAGCATCATTGTAGGAGCAATTAAAGATAATAATTAATTAGCAAAACAAACACAGAATGTGAGGTGGTGGAAGTGAGTGGCTAGAGCAAGAAATCCAAATAGAGACATAGCAAAGAAAATGTGGCTTGATTCAGATAAGACAATGCCGCTTGTGGAAATTGCCAGTAAGTTAAATTGTAAACCATCACAGATTAGGAAATGGAAATCGGAAGATAACTGGAGTGATAATGGCAATAGTAACGTTACGAATCAAAAGGAGCGTTACTATTCAATGAAAGGGAACGGGAATGCTAAGAACAATAAAGGTGGCGCCGCTCCTAAAGGGAATCAAAACGCACGTATACACGGACTGTATTCTAAATATCTTCCGGATGATACGATAGATATTATTAGTATGATGAATCAACAAGAACCAGCTGATTTAATTTGGGGGCAGATACAAATACAATACGCTGCTATTATTCGAGCACAGAAAATTATGTGGGTGGAAAACGCTGAGGATGAAACGAGAGTCCAGACACAAGCGGGGTTCGGAGATAGTGGTTCTGATAAATACGAGTATCAATTCGCTTGGGATAAACAGGCGAATTTTTTAAATGCACAAAGTCGTGCGATGTCTACACTAAGTGGGTTGATTAAGCAATTTATTGCGATTGCTGATGAGCAAGATGAACGCAAAGCTAAGCTTAATCAAATTATTGCATCGACAGAGAATATACAGGCCCGCACAGCTCTTATAAAAGGCGCCGAAAAAGATACATCACTATTAAATGCATTGATTGATGTTGCGAATGGTGGTGATGGCAGTGGTTCAATTAGCATTCAGTCCAAAACAACAACAGACGATACGACAACAAACTAAAAACATAACGTTAGAAGTTAATGAGGGGACTCCACGTTCTGGGAAAACCACAGCTGATATTTTTAAAATGGCAAATTTCTACATTAAATCTAGGGATATGAACCATTTAGTTACAGCATATAACCAAGAACAGGCCTTTCGATTATTTATGGATGGTGATGGTTTAGGTTTAATTCATATATACGGAAACCTCGCAGAAATGAAGCACGATGAACATGGTGACCACTTACTTTTACATGCTCCAAATGGTAAGAAAAAGATTTACTACAAAGGTGGGGGCAAGGTAAACAGTGTGGGCGCTATCACAGGTATGTCGCTTGGCTCTGTAACATTTTTGGAAATCAACTTATTACACATGGATTTTGTAAAAGAGTGTTTCCGGAGAACTTATGCAGCAAAAGATAGATTCCATTTAGCAGAATTAAATCCTCCCGCTCCAAGCCATCCAGTATTAACAGAAGTATTTGATCGTTACGAAAAAACAGGACGTTACAAGTGGCGTCATTGGACACCATTTGACAATCCTATACTTGACGAAGAGAGAAGAAACGAACTATATAACGAATTAAAGTTCTCTTCTTACCTTTTGCAACGTGACTGGTATGGCAAACGAGTTTTACCAAAAGGTATTATTTATGAAACATTTGATATGCAGAAAAACCAAATATCCAAATTAGAAGGTCGTCCAATTGAGATGGTCTTTTTTGGTGATGGAGGACAACAAGATGCTACTGTTTGTGAGTGCTATGTAATTACAGAGCATGAGGCAGACAAACATTATAAATACAAATTGAATCAAGTTGCATCCTATTATCATAGCGGTAGGGATACAGGAGAAGTAAAAGCTGGTTCAACTTATGCCGTTGAGATAAAACAATTTATTCAATGGTGTATGAAAGAGTATGAAGTACTAGTAAATGAGCCTGTTTTTATTGATCCTGCCTGTCGCTGGCTACGTGAAGAACTGGAAAAGGTTGGTGTTGATACAGCAGGAGCAGACAACAATGCTAATGATGTGACAGGTAAAGCGCAAGGTATAGAGGTTGGAATTGAGCGGATGCAGTCGCTATTAAGCGAAAGGCGTTATTTGCTTGTTGAACAACCTAACGATCAATATGACCATTACAGTTGGCTACAAGAAATTGGTATGTATGTACGCGACGAAAACAGCGGGAAACCAGTTGACAAGAATAATCACGCGATGGATACAAGTAGATACGCTACAAACTACTTTTATAGGAATTATGAAGATATATAGAAAGGAGTGATTAAATGGGTGTTTGGAGTGTAATGACACGTTTTATTAAAGGTTGGCTAAATGGAAAACCTAATGGCAGCGAACCGGAGTTAATACCAAAATATCTGCCGCTCGTTCCAGATAATCAAAAAGAATGGAGCAAAGACTCCTATTTAACTTCGTTGTGGGCTCAAGGATATGTGCCAACCGTACACGATAAGTTAATGAACTCTGGAACAGGCAATGAGATAGTTGTTGTTGCGGCTGAGTATATATCTGGAAAGCCTTTAAGTATTGATGTAACAGGGGTTGATGGCAGTAAGGATGAAAACTTAACAAAGCAACTGAAAGAAGCATTACGGATTGATAATTTTGATAGTAAGAGCGTGAAAATTGTTGAATTAGCAGGAGGGAGCGGAGTATCCGCTGTAAAGATTAACATTTTAAATGGGCGACCATCTATTAGCGTTCATAGCTCTAGCCAATTTTGGATAGATTTTAAAAACAATGAGCCATTTCGTTTTAATTTCTTTGAGGAAATACCCACAAGTAATAAAGCAGATATTTATTATTTAGTTGAAAGCAGAGAAATAAAAAAATGGGACAAGGAAGGGAAAAAATTATCTGGAGGTTTTGTAACATATTCTGTTATTAAAATTGATGGCGATAAAACTACTCCTATGGGTGCGGAGAGACTACCAGAACAGATTACAAGCTATTTGTACACAAATAATATTCAATTGAATCATTCTGTATCAATTGGTTTAAAGAGTATGGGCGCGTATTTAATAAATAATAGCCCAAGCAATACTAGATACCCACATCTTAATCTTGGGGAATCTGACTTATCGCAATGTACCAATTATTTATTTGCCGTAGATTACTTTTTCACTGTTTATATGCGCGAAGGAGAGAAAACAAAAACAAAAATAGCGGCTAGCGAACGAATGTTTAGGAAAAAAGTTAATAAGAGCACAGATAAAGAAGAATGGTCCATGAATGTAGATGAAGACTACTTTATGCAGTTCAAAGGAACGTTAGATGCTGGCGCGAAGTTAAATGACATGATTCAATTCATGCAAGGAGACTTCCGAGACGGTAGTTATCGCGAAACGATGGAATATTTTGCTCAGAAAGCTGTTTCGAAATCTGGTTATAATCCCGCTACTTTTAATCTAGGTAATAGAGAAGTTAAGGCGACCGAAATTTGGAGTTTACAAGACGCGACAGTGCGTAAAATTGAGAAGAAAAAACGCCTTATTCAAAATGTTTACGAACAGATGCTTTGGGACTTCCTATATTTGTTAACTGGCGGAACAAACAATAAAGAAAAAGCAATAATGCGTGATGAAATCAGGGTAATAATTGAGTTTCCAGATCCAATGTCTGTTAATCTGAATGAATTATCTAGCACATTAAATAATATGAACAGTGCATTAGCTATGAGTGTAGAAGAAAAGGTGAAACTAATTCACCCTAAGTGGGAAGATGAAGAAATTCAAGCGGAAGTAAAACGCATCTATTTAGAAAACGCAATCGGAGAGGTTCCTGACCCGGAAGCAATTGGGGGAATGGAAACGAAAGGCGGGTGATTAGATGAGCCATCACCATGCACCGGTTGATTTCGAAAAAGAAGCATCTATCTTACGAAACCACTTTAACAATGCCGAAATAGACTTACTTTTGCTGATAAAGAAGCATGTTATGTATGGCGCTAAGAATCCAACAAAATGGAAATTCATTCAGCAGTCGCGTTTGATAAGGTTTAAAAGAGAATTGAAAGCACATATAAGTCTTTTCAAAGACGAAACGAGAAATAAAATAGATAAACTAACGTATCGTGTTTATCTTGATTGCGTGAATGAATACGAGGACGAAATGGAAGCCAGATATCAAACTAAGAAAGAGGTTGATATACAAAATGACGACTATTTATCTGAAAGTGATGCACTTATCCAAATTTCGGAAGATATGGCTAATTATTGGCAAAAAATCGCGCCCTCCAAATACAAACAAGTGGTTAAGGAAACAAAAGATAGCAATGGAGTTTTAAAATATGCTATCGCAACATCACTTATTAATGTTTTAGGTGATGGGATAAGAAATGTTATAGATCAGTCTGGAAGAAAGTACCGACCAGGAGCTTACATGGAAATGGCTTCAAGAGGTGCTTTTTTTAATGTTGGTTTAAATGCCATGAAACGCGTTCTTGGAAGATATGAGCACGAATTAGTTCAAGTGTCAGCTCACGTGAGAAGTTGTCCGCGTTGTGCTCCTTGGCAAGGAGAAGTGCTATCAGTTAACTACGAAAGCAATGAATATAAAACATTACAAGAAGCGGAAAACGATGGCTTGTTTCATCCAAATTGCCACCATTTTTTATATTCGTATTTCGAAGGTGACGAAACAGACGAGCCTATCCCATATGATGAAGAAGAATATGAGGCTCAAAGTAAGCAACGGTACTACGAGCGCGGCATTCGTGATTGGAAAACAAAAGATATACTTGCAGAAGGTCCCTCTAAACAATATACAGCTAGTAAAGTAAGGCAATGGGAAGAAGCTTTGCAAGACCATTTGAATAACAATCGATTCTTAGAGAGAGAATTGGATAGAGAAATTATAAAAGCGTCTAAATGAACGCTTTTTTTGTTTGGCTTGATATAAAAATCTTGCCTACCTGCCGGCAACTAATAGACAGGGATGGCTCACTCAGAGCTTAAAAAGGAGGAAATATGAAGAATTATTTACAGCGTAAGTTTGACATTCAACATTTTGCTGAAGGTGGGGACGATAAGAATTTTAACCAAGCAGAACTGGATGAAATTGTAAAGAATCGCTTAGCGGCTGAAAAAAAGAAATTTAATGGAGAGATTGAAACAATCAAAAGCGCGCATGAGGAAGAAATCACGAAGTTAAACGACCAAATTAATCAGCTTAACGATCAAGTGGGCGAACATGATTCATCTGAAAAGGCATTGAAAAAACTTCAAAAAGAGAAAGACGAGGCACTATCAAAGCTGGATGAATATGTTCAGAAAGAACAAACGGCAGAGTGGCACAGTAAGTTAAAAGAAAGCGGCGTAAAAGAAGAACGTTACGAAGCGTTTACGAAGCTTTTTGGGGATGAAGAGCGAAATGACGACAACTTAGCGAAATTCGCAGAGCAATATCCGGAATGGATTGCAAAATCTGATGATGGTGACACGCCTCCACCAATCGGAGCAGGACTAGGCAATGCAAGTGAGCCAAGTGCTACAGACCCATTCATTCAAGCATTAAATTCATAATTAGAAAAGGAGAGATAGCAAAATGGCTATTAACTATGTAGACAAGTACGGTAAGGAGCTCGACCAGAAGTTAGTCTTTGGCACTTACACAAATGAATTAGAAACACCTAACCTTTTATGGTTAGATGCAAAAACGTTTAAGATTCAAACTATCACAACAACAGGACTTAAAGCACATACAAGAAATAAAGGATATAACGAAGGTTCTGCTTCAAACACAAATAAATCTTATACGATTGATTTTGATCGTGATGTAGAATTCTTTGTAGATGTTATGGATGTGGACGAAACTGGTCAAGCGCTTTCTGCTGCAAATGTTACTAAAGAGTTTAATGCTCGGCACGCTAGCCCGGAAATGGACGCTTATAGATTTTCTAAGTTAGCAACAGCGGCGAAAACAAATAGTAATTCAGTTGCGGAAGAAATCACTAAAGATAATGTGTTCACGAAATTAAAAGCGGCAATTCGAAAAGTGAAGAAATATGGAACTCAGAACCTTGTTATGTATGTTTCGCCAGATGTGATGGCAGCATTAGAACTTAGTGATGATTTTGTTCGAGCTATTAATGTGCAAAATATTGGTCCGTCATCTATCGAAACGCGTATTACGGCTATTGATGGTACGCGTATTATTGAGGTAGAAGCGGAAGATCGTTTCTATGATACTTTTGATTTTACAGATGGTTACAAACCAGCTGCAGGTGCTAAGAAACTGAATTTCTTACTTGTAAATAAAGGTTCTGTTGTCGGCGGCACAAAACATGCTTCTATCTATTTGCACGCACCTGGCTCCGTAGGACAAGGTGATGGCTGGTTGTATCAATATCGTGTGTACCATGACATTTTTGTATTGGACCAACAAAAAGATGGCGTAATCGCTTCTACAGAAGTATAAGGAGGGTGGGAAGATGCAATTAAAAAAAGAAAATGTTGTTTACAATACAGACAATGTTGTATTAATCAATCAATTGAAAATTGATGGTTTTGAAGAGTTCGAGTATAAAGAACCAGATAAAGAACCAGATAAAGAATCAGAAAAATCGCCACCCAAGAGTAAAAAGGAGCCCAAAAATAAAGAGGGTGAGTAAATGAAAACGTATATTACACCAAGTGAGTTAGCTAGTCTAACAAACTTAAGTATCGAACCAACAGAAGCGGATAATTTAATAAAAGCCGCTTCTGTAGCAATTGACAAGCAAATTATGCCGAATATCATAGACAAGGACGATGTGGATGATGATATTAAACAAGCTGTTGCGTGGCAGTGTGAACACATCAAGAAATATGGTGAGTTTATTGGCATTGGTAACTTTACACTAGGCAAATTAACTATGGGTGGTCAATCACAAAATTCGAACAACTTTATACCTGACGTTCCAGACAAAGTGATGGATTTGCTTTTATCTAGTGGCTGGCTTTATGCGGGAGTAGGTGGTTGTTAATGAGCTTTCAATTACCACCCATCCCAGAAGCTATCCTAAATACAGAAGTGACTATAACTAGTAATAGTGGGCGTGATGACTTTGGAAACCTTTTACCAGATGCGACTAATAAATCAATGTTTCGGTATGAGTTTGAAAAGCTCGTAAATAAAACAGAAGAAGGACTAAACATAAGATATGTTGTTAACTTATTTTGTAACAAATTAAATTTTGTTGTGAACGAAGGAGACAATATATCTTTTGCTATTCCTGACTATTGCTTAATTAAAGGTGAAGTCCAGAGCGTATCTTTTCCGCCAAATCCAGATGGCAGTATACACCATTTTGAAATAGTAGTAGGAGAGGTGACAGAGCATGGGCTATAGCAGCTTTAAAGATAGAGTCATAAATGATATTCACAATAAGGCTTTGTCAACGGCTGCAAAGGCTGGACAAGAATTGGTTGAATTAGCAGAGCCTGTTACGCCAATTTTGTATGGCGATTTGCGTCGAAGTTCACATGCTAAAGTAATCATCCAAAAAAATTCAACTGTGGCCAGAGTATTTAGTTTAACTCCTTATGCACGCAGGCAATATTATGAAAATCGTCGGAATCCGCGTTGGTACGAAATGGCAATAAGTTATGGAATTCAGAGTATTAACCAAATTGTAGAAGGTGGGATGCGCTTATGATTGAGGATTTAGTAGTGCATTTCAAAAAAACATTCCCAGCTATAAAAACACTTGGATTCATTAAACAAACGGGGCTTGATTCAATGGTAGTAATTAATGAAGCACCGACATTTCAAAACAAGCAAGTACAAACGCAAAGTCGTGTTCGTGAGAGCATCGGCTTTTTAATTTATGATAAAAACACAATTCAATGCAAACGAACATACGATTTATTACGTAACTACTTTCTTTTAACAAACCCTTCTGAGCTGAATATCCAAAATCAGAAGGTAGTAGCAACAGATGTAGCAAGCGGCGGACAAGTCGATTATGACGATGATGGTCGTTTGATTTATCAATTAACAATATTATTTGAAAAGGAGATGTAAGTTAATGGCAACTTATGCAGTTAAACAATTAGAAATTTCGGTTAAAGATTCAGGGGAAAGCGGAGATGGTGTTTCGATTAAAGACTTAGAAACTTTAGACATTTCACTGAACTCAAATGTGGAACAATATACAACAATTGGTGAGGTATTTGAACGTGCGGTAAAAACAGGTGCTGCTATGGAGTTAGGTTTGGATGGGAAATACAATGAATCAGATCCAGGACAAAATGAATTACGTGAAACTTGGGATAAAGTTGGGTCTGAAGCTGAAAAAACAATTGTGGTTAAATTCCCAGCAGGCTCTAAGTATGAAATCACTGGACCAATCGGGATTAATGATTTCGGTGGTGGTGGTGCGAACGATATTGGTTCATTTTCTGCCACACAGAATTCAAATGGTACGCCGGTTTTTACGCCAGCGCCTACCATTGAGCCAACAAGCGTAACGGTAGATAGCGCCTCTAAAACTGTAAAAGTTGGAGAAACTGTTAAAATTACAGCAGGAGTACTGCCATCAGGAGCTCCACAAGATGTAACATTCACTTCATCTGATGAAACAAAAGCAACAGTAGCTAGCGATGGAACTTTAACAGGAGTTGCTACAACAGTAACTGCAATTAAAATCACAGTTGCGTCCAAAGTGAAACCATCGGTTAAAAATGACGTTTCTGTTTCTGTAACATCTGCCTAATAAACAAAATACGAAGCCCTCTGAGTGAGGGCTTTTACTAATTTGGAGGACAAAAATGAAATCATTTAATTTTAACGAGAACGAAGTAAAACTTCCATTGGAAATTAACGAAAAAGTATATTATGCGGACATTTCAGCACAAGCACACATTAAGTACAGTGCGCTTTTAGATGAAGCGCCTAAAATTTTAGGTCAAGTGCTTGCGCCTAAACTGAAAGGCGACGAAAGCGACGGAGAGCATACAACGCCAGATAGTGAAAACATGCATGAACTGTTAATGACTATCACAGATGGTATTGTAGCAACGAATGATGATATTTTTGCTATTTTTTTTAGCAAAGAAGACAGAGAAGAAATTAATTCTAAAACATTGCCAACGAAAGTTTACGAGGGACTTATTGAATACATTATAGCTAAATTATTTGAAAGTGATATGAACGAGGGAAGCGATGAGGGGAAGCCACAGGAAAACAGTATTACGGAATAATTGAAGACTTTGATTTAATCGAGTCTTCTTTTTTATCGTATTACGGTATTAGATTACGCAAAGAATTAGCGAATATGAGTTTTTCAGAGTTCCGAACATACCTAATGAACTTGGGTGGCGATACACCTTTTATGACTACTCTAGAAATCCGTATGACTGAACGGAGTAAAGTCCCAAAACATTTGCTGAAAGAAAAAATAAAACAAAATCGAATCATGTTAAAGCGAGGGTATTTTGAGGATGCTGCTTCTAATGAAGAAGGATTAGAAAAGGCTTTGAGAGCTAACAGCAAGCTGAAAGAGGGGTGAAAATATGAGTAAAGCGGGAGAAATTTATTACGATATAAAAATACGCGAAAATGGCTATAAAAGCCAGATGAACAAAATCGATAAGGATATGGATAATTTTGCGAAGAAAGGGCAAAAAGCATCTGACAATATCGACAAAATCAATAAGAAAAACATTAATGTTAAAGGTCTTGATTCATCTATCGTCAAAGTTGAACAATTCGGAAATATGCTTGAAAAGTCTGGTCAAAAGTTAACAAAAGCTGGAACCGCGATGACCGTTGGGTTTACGGCGCCAATTGTTGCTGGAATGATTAAATCAACTAAAGCATATCTGGATTTTGATAATGAAGTGACAGAAGTTAACTCTTTATTGCGCGAATCTGGTGAATCGGCTAAAGAGTTTGGCGATCGTTATACACAAGTTTTTGATTATGCACAGAAAGCTAGTGTCAAGTATGGTGTAGCTTCTGAGCAAACTATGCTCGGTATGAAAGAGATGGTTAAAAAAGGCTACGATATTAATCAAACAATGGCGTCTATGCCTGCGATTTTTAATGCTGCTCGTGCATCTGGCGATGATTTCGAAACAGTAATGTCTGTTACAACATCAACATTAGAACAATTTGGAATGATTTCTAAAGATACAAATAAGCAGATGGAATACACAAACAAAGTTGCTGACGTGCTAACCTACGTAGCTGATAAAACAGCGGCTGGATTCTCTGATATGGGAACAGCAATGAACTATGTCGGTCCTATTTCGCATTCGCTAGGATATTCACTTACAGATACAGCAGCAGCTGTTGGTTTGCTTTCTAACCGCGGTATTGAAGGGCAAAAGGCTGGTACTGGCTTACGGGGGATGCTTACAAGTTTGCTTAAACCTTCAAAATCAGCTGCAGAAGCAATGTCTGCAGTTGGATTAACAATTGAAGATAACAACGGCAATATGAAAACTTTGCCAACTTTGTTGGATGATATTAATGATAAAACAAAGAAAATGACGAAAACACAGAAAAACTCTTTCTTGACGATGATTTTCGGACGTGAACCTTTATCAGCTGTTAATACGCTTTTAGAAGCGGGAGGCGATTCTCTACGTAAATATTCTAAGGGCGCTGATGAAGCAAATGGATATACTAAACAAGTTGCTGATAATATGCGAAAAGCTGGTAAATTTGGTGTGGATCAATTCAAAGCTTCGCTCGAAGTATTAGAACAGAACGTAGGACAAAAATTAATGCCTGCCCTCACTCCAATCATCGAGTGGGCTAATAAAATGATTGATAAATTTAATGACCTTTCCGGCGCACAACAACAAAGTATCATAAAATGGGCTGGAATTTTAGCAGCAACTGGTCCTGTGCTAATGATTGGCGGAAAACTAGTATCAATGACTGGCGGATTAATAAAAGGATTCGCGGGCTTAGGTAAGATTTTAGGTTTAGGGAGTAAACTAGCTCCTTTGGCAGCTGGGTTTGGGGCTACTACAACAGCGGTAGAAGGAACTAGTTTGGCAGCGGCAGGATTAGCGGGATCGTTTGGAGCGTTGCCAGCTGTAATTGGTTTAGCAGGTGCGGCTTTGATTGGTGTAGGAATTTATGCACTGGATAAACATATAAGCAAAATCGAAGAAAGCAAAGAACGTATAAAAACATGGGGTTATGATATTGGTGCTGAGGCAGATAAGTCGATGGGTAAATTCAATGAATTTGCATCAGAGGGTAAGCTTGCACTAGATACATTTGCAACAGGTGCGACAGATGACAGCGAGCGTGTAGTAACTGCATTTAAAAACATGGCAGATGAAATAAAGAAAAACACAGATGATGCGTTGGGGGATTTTGAAAAACACTATCAAAATTATTCTGCCGCAGTTCAAGCTATAGTTAATACAGATAAAAAAGAATCAGAAAAAGCAGCCAAAGAAAGAAAAGACAATGTTGATTCGCAATATAAAGAAATAGAAGATATTTATAAATCTGCCGCGGATAGTCATCGTAATCTCACTGCAGAAGAATCAAAAACTGTCAACAACATTTATAAAGCGATGCAGATTGAACAAATTGAAAGCTTAGGCTTAGGAGGAAAAAAGAAAACACAGCTGATAAAAGCAATGAATGGTGAGACTCTAAGTTTGTCTAAAAAGGCTCTTGGAGAACAATCTACTTTATTGTGGGAAGAAACAACCAAAGCAGCTAAGGTATATCAAGACAATGCTAAAAATTTAAAAAAAGATTTAGATAAAAGTCAAATAGATCAAAAAACTTATACAGAGGCTATTAAACAAAACGAAAGAGAAAAGACAGCTGCTGTAAGAGCTTCTACCACAGCTTGGATAAGGACTCAAAGAGATTATTATAAAGCAATCGGCTCAAGTAGTGAGGTAGCAGAACAAAATATTAAATCAGCATTAGATGAAATGGGTTTAAGTTATGACGAATTCACTCGTAATGTACAAGAAGCTGCAGGCGGGGTTAGTGATGCTAGTAAGTTAATTGGCGATGGCGCAAGTAAAGCGGATTTAGCTTGGAGCGATTTAGTTTTAGACCCTAAAACTGGGGAAGTAAAAACAAATTTAAATCAAGTTATTTTGGACGCCGCCAAGTCTAACGATGGTTGGAATAATCTGAAATTCATCATGAAAGAAGCAAAATTAACCACAGATGCTAAGAAAACAATTGCAACAGCAACTATTGAAAGTGGTCGTTGGGATAAGATGACTTTCAACGAAAAGAAATTAATTGTCAGTTACGAGGACTCTATACATGTAGCTAACGCGCTGTCAGATTTAGGTATTTGGGATAAATTGAAGCCTGAACAAAAAAGTATGATTGCGAATGCAGATACTAGCCTCGCACTACAAAAAGCACTGCAAGACATGGGAGTTTGGGACAAATTACCTCCATCGATGAAAACTTTAGTAGTTGATAATTCAGATGTAATAAAGAAAATGAATTCTTCTAAAGGGATGTTAGTTAGCTATAACGGAACGAACGTAGATTTAAAAACGCTCTTAGCGAATGACTTTGATGTAAGAAAAAAAATACAGAACGGTAAAGATGTTATTGTTCAATATAACGGGCAAAAGGTGAATCTAAAAACCCTTTTTGCAAACAACAGAGACCTGTTATCAAAAATTGATAGAGGTAGTAGAACAGTAAACGACTATAACAACATAGCTATCCATAGAAAAGATTTAGTTATTAATTCTAACGCAGAGGCTACGAAAAACGCCATTGACAATGCTATAAATTCGTGGCGAGATATGCTCAACATGAAGAATCAAAAAGTAATTTCTATTGCATATAAAACGAGCGGTAAAAGTCCTAGCGGGATTCAAGAGGTAGGTTATGCTAAAGGTACGAATAATCATAAAGGTGGACCAGCTCTAGTAAATGATGCAAAGGGAAGCAACTACGAAGAAATGATTACTACACCTGACGGAAAAAGCTTTGTTCCAAAAGGGCGTAATGTTCTTCTTAATCTACCACGGGGTACTGAGGTGTTGCGAGGAGATAAAACAGCTAAAGCATTGAGTAACGTACCTCGTTATGCAAAAGGTACTAAAACAAGCTATGCGAAAAATGTAAGTAATAAAATATCAAATGTGCAAGTAGATTATAAAACAGGCGCAATTAGCGCACAATCGTACATTAATAAATTAAAACAAATTAATAAGCAATATCGCTTAAATGCAGCGCAAACAAGACAAATCAAATTAAATATTGCTGGAGCAAACAAAGAAATTAATACACAAAAAACTAAACTTAATAAATCAATAAAAAGTAGCACACAAAAATATTATGATAATGTTGCTAAAATAAATAAAACGGCTAAGGATTCTATTAATGAAGCGAAAAAGACATATAAGGATGCTCTTAAATCAAATCAAGAAGCCGCATATAATCAGACTGGACTATTTGATGCTGCTGTTACAGAGAAATCAAGTGGTAGCGAATTAACAAAAAATCTTAAATCACAAACAGCCCAACAAAAAGATTTTATGGCTCAACTTGATAAAATGAAAAAACGCGGTGTTAGTAAAGGTCTTATAGACGAGATACGCAATATGGGTGTAAGCGCAACAGGACAAGCTAAAGCAATTGCGGGAATGTCTGATACACAACTGAAACAATATCAAGCTGAGTGGAGTAAAAAACATGCTAATGCAAACAAGCTGGGATTAGACGCTTCTGTAAATGATAAAGTGGCGATGGATAAAGCTGTCAAGGCGGCGAACGATAAAGCTAAAAAAGATTTGGCAAATGCGAACGCTTCTTGGTTGAAAGAACTTGATAAAGCAAAAGAATATCGCACTGCTGGCTCTAAACTTGGTGTACAGACCGTAGCGGGGATTATTCAAGGGTTCAAGCAAATGAACGGTCCACTAGAGAAACAAGCGGATCAACTAGCTAAAACAATTGAATCGACAATCAAGAAAAGACTGAAAATCCACTCGCCTTCTCGACTAATGAGCGATGAAGTTGGTGAACAAGTGCCAGCGGGAATTGGAGTCGGAATGCTTAAGAATCTAAATACTATAGATTTGGCGGCTCATAAAATGCAAAAACATTTAACAAGTCTATCACCTGCTATTTCAGTCCCAGTTACCCCGAACACAAAAGAAATTACGGCTTACTCAGGGGCTTCTATAGCAACGCAAGGAAGCGGAAACCCAGTTACAGTACAACCAATTCAAATTGTTAATAAAACAATGTTAGATGGTCGTCTGGTGGCGGAGGAAACGGTAGATTTTATAACAGAAATTCAAAACAACCGTATTATTAGAACTAATCGAGCACAAGGGGTGATTTTATGAGTTTAGGATTCACATATAAAGGTATTCATTCATTTGATAAGCATGTGGAAATAATTGACATTAAACCACCATTGTTCCCACAAAACGAAGGTAATACGGAAAGCGTCAGTGGTCGTATTGGCGCTTTTTATTTTGGACCAAATGTTGGTCAACGAGGGATACAATTAGAAATACAAATTATTGGAGATAGCCTTAAAGAATTGAGCGAGAGGGCTACATCTGTCGCTGATTGGTTGATGCAGGTAGATGCAGAAGAACGCTCTTTGGTAATTGATGATGCGCCTGAAAAGACGTATTATGGTCGATTTGAAGGATCTACAGACTTAGATAGGCTTTTATATAACGGACGGGCAACGCTGAATTTTGTTTGTTCAGACCCATATATTTATTATGAACAAGAAGAATTTGAGCTAACTAGCGAAAGTAACAAATTACCAGTGCACGGTTCACAACCTACCAGCCCTGTAATTGGAGCAGTTATAAAACAGGATGTCACTTATATCGCTGTATCGAATAAAGAGGATTACTTATACATTGGCGAAGGAGTTGATCCAGATTCTGGAGAAACTCCAGTTAAACCATCGGAAATAATTTTAAACGATCCAATGAATGTATTAGCTACATGGACACCTATGCAACAGTCAGATTTGACATTTCAATTAGACGCAAATAACGGGATTATTGATGGGATTTTCACTTCAACCGCAAATGTATTTCGAGCATCTGATTATGGTGTTGGCGCACAGTGGCATGGACCAATGAGTAAAGTAGTTCTTCCCCAAGCGCAGGATAACTGGCGTGTAAGAATGCGCCTTCAAAACATAGCATCGGCACAAAAGCAACAAGGTAAATTAGAAGTGTATCTTGTTGATGAAAAAGGAGCAAAAATTGCAACGTTTCAAATAAAAGATAATGCCGCAAATACCGAAGTTAATATTGTTAAAATATCTATTGGCGATCAAAATGTTGCTAATTATCCTGAAAAAGATTTGTTTAATGAGGCCGGGAAAGTTACTAAAACATACAAAACAGTATCAACCAGAAAAAAAGTTAACGGAAAATATAAAACAGTGACAGAAAAGGTACAAACAGGAGCATACAACGAATACAGAGATTTTTATGGTTACTTTATTTTAACTAAAATAGGTAATCAATTCACTGCTGAAATTATCAAACTAGATAGTAATATAAAGCCTGTCTGGACGAAGAAAAAGGTATTTGTAGATACCGCTAATAAATACACAAAAAAATTAGCTCAATTAAATATATACGCTGCGGCATCAGGCATACATGACCCTAACCGCGATTTGTTTTTCACAGATACACTTGTTGAAAAATTAAATATTGTTGCAAACACAGCTCCGCAAGTTATAGCTCATGCATCCGATGAATTAATGTTTGATTTTGAAACAGAAACAATTTATAAAAATGGCATTCCTTTTATGCAGAATCTAGCGATAGGAAGTCACTTTTTTAAGTTATTTGGTGGTACAACAGAAATATTAAATGTATCTCCGTTTGAAGCGGCAGATTGGACCGTATATGTTAGGCCAAGAACTTTTTAAAGGAGTGTTTAAATGTTATTGATATTAGATGAAAATAAAGAAATTGTAAAATCTATATCCGTTGATTCAACAAATAAAACTCATTATTTTAATGATTCACACACCGAGAAAGTTATAGATTTTGATTCAACTTATGAGTTTTCTGTTTTGACAGATGACGAAAGTTCAAAATATTTAACAGGTGGAAATTATGTAATGCTTCAAGACTTAGACGATGATTCATTGTTATTCAAAATTATTGAAGTGCAAGACATCAGAGATGACAATAGTTCGAAACCTCAAAAAAGAATCTTTTGCGAAAATGTTTTTATCTTTGATTTGAATAATGTAATTGTGACAGATCGCACTTTTTCCAATAGTAATATTGGTCCCGCTTTAACATATGTGCTTGGCGGGAGTGGATGGATTCCTCAAGATACAGAAAATGTAGGGGCAGTTGCAAATTTGGAGTTCTCAGGATATATAACAGCTCAAGAAGCTCTACATCAAATTTGTACTGCTTTTGATTGCGAAGTTAAGTTTTATGTAAAAACATTTCAAGGGAGGATAGTTGGCTATTATTGTAAAGTCGCGAAACAGTTTGGGGATAATGAAGGTGTTCGAATTGAGAGCGGCACAGGCATTAAAGGAATAACGAGGAAAGTATTATTTACGAACATTAAGACCGCTCTTATACCTCTTGGCGCAACGCAAGCTGATGGGACACAATTAAACATTTCTTCTGTTAATGGAGGATTGAATTATATCTATAATGATGAAGCAAATGAGCAATACAATCCAAGCGGCACAGGTTACTTAATGACTAAGATTGTAAATGAAAATATAACAAATGCGGCAGCGTTGAAGCAATGGGGTACTTTAGAACTTAGAAACTTATCATCGCCATCATATCAATATGAAGCAAATATTTTAATGTTAGAACAAGTCTATGGTTTTGAAGCACATCGAATAAGAAAAGGAAGTTTTGTAAGAATTGTAGATTTAGAAATGAGTCCTCCAATTACAGTACAAGCAAGGGTTATTGAGTTAAATATTTGTTATAGCGATATGTCAAAAAGCACTTGTGTAGTTGGTGATTTTATTGATATTAATTCGGCTACACCTGCGATTATAAACCAATTGAGGGAAAACGCGAAAGTATCAACAAATGCTAATAAAGTTGCGTCAATCGCAAGTAATAAGGCTGAAACAGCACAGCAAATCGCTAGTAGTGCCGAAAGTGTAGCAAATGATGCGAATACAAATGCAACAGATGCAAAACAAGTAGCAAATGATGCTAAAGATTCCGCTGTCACAGCAATAGATACAGCTAATGACGCGTTAATGAAAGCTGGTGATAACAATAAACCTTTTTATGGTGAGCTACCGCCAGCTATTCCAAAGATAAACGATACATGGTTCAAGATAGATGAGGTTGAAAATACTATAACAGGTGTTTTTAAGTGGGATGGGATAATTTGGAAAGAAATACCTCTGGATTATAACGCTTTAAAAGTTGGGGAGTTATCAGCGATTACTGCGAAATTAGGTGATGTAGAGAGTGGTAGTATCACAGGTGCTGAATTTATTCACAATATTAATTATCGTGATGATGAAGGCAATTTGTTTACTGGGACTGTCACGATGAATGACGATGGCTTTAATGCTGCTACAGTACTGCCAACCGGTGCCGGCTCTACTATTTTAAAAAGTGATGTTACAACGCTCGGTGGTGTGAAAGTAGCACAGCAACTGATGGATCATAATGTTTCCGGAGAACTAAAAGAGGCAATGCTACGCGGTGATTCGTTAGATTTCTCTAAGGAGGGACAAACAACTTTATCTGTAAATGCAGATTCGTTTTATAACACAAGTTGGAAAGATTTACCGCTAAACGCAGGTTATTCAACGGCAGAAAGTAACACACCTCAATACAGAGTCGTATGTGTTTTTGGAATTAGATTTGCTATCTTCCGCGGTCAAGTTCAAAAATCAACTGCATGGACTGCTACAAATAATGCTTTCGCTTCTGTTCCTTTTGAGGTCCAAACAACGAAAACCGCGATGGCTTACGCACCAACAAACAAAGCGAGTGGTGGGCGTGTTCATGCTTCATCAAGTAACGCGATGGGATTTATACCAGCGGAAACGAGCATTACTTATTTTGCGTTAAATCAATTATTTTATGTTTTAGATTAAAGCCGAGCAAGGCTTATTTTTTATGGGGGATGATGAAAATGTATGATGGGCTAACAAAAGTTTTTGATTATGCTTTAGCGAAAGAAATGTTCTTCGCGGCGCTCTTTGTAGCGCTTTTTATAATCTTACTAATTATCACAAAAAGAATTTGGGATGATTCAAAAATTGTAAGAATAGAAATGAAAGAAGAACGCGAAAAAGTGGAGGAAGAACGAGAGAAGCGTAATAAGGAATCGAAAGAAGAGAGAGATAAATTTATAAGTACGATGAACGAACAACAGCGATTGATGGATAGGCAAAATGACATGATGAAACAGCAACAACAATCAATTGACAGCTTGTCTAAATCAGTCGGAAAGTTAGCTCACAAAGTAGATTTATTGGAACACAAAATAACGAAGTAAAGGATGATAGAAATGGAGTTTGGAAAAGAGTTACTAGTTTACATGACATTTTTAGTAGTTGTAACACCTGTGTTTGTTCAGGCGATTAAGAAGACGGAGTTAGTCCCGTCTAAGTGGCTTCCGACTGCTAGCATACTTATTGGTGCTATTCTGGGCGCATTAGCAACGTTTTTGGACGGCTCTGGATCGCTTGCAACGATGATTTGGGCAGGCGCTTTAGCAGGAGCTGGTGGTACTGGATTATTTGAACAATTTACTAATCGAAGCAAAAAATATGGAGAGGATGATAAATAATGGCATTAACAGAGGCATGGTTAATCGAAAAAGCAAATCGTAAATTAAACGTTTCTGGAATGAATAAATCTGTAGCAGATAAAACCCGAAATGTAATTAAAAAAATGGCGAAAAAAGGAATCTATTTGTGTGTTGCGCAAGGTTATCGCTCGTCAGCAGAACAAAATGCGTTGTATGCGCAAGGTAGAACAAAACCTGGCGCGGTTGTCACAAATGCGAAAGGTGGACAATCTAATCATAATTACGGTGTTGCGGTAGACTTGTGTTTATACACAAGCGACGGAAAAAATGTTATTTGGGAGTCAACAACTTCGCGCTGGAAAACAGTTGTATCAGCTATGAAAGCAGAAGGATTTGCGTGGGGCGGAGATTGGAAGTCTTTTAAAGATTATCCGCATTTTGAATTATATGATGCTGCTGGCGGTGAAAAAGCTCCATCGACAAGCGCAAGCAAACCGAAGCCATCTGCAAGCTCAAATAAGAACGTTTACTACACAGAAAATCCACGAAAAATTAAAACACTAGTACAATGTGATCTATACAATTCAGTAGACTTTACAACAAAAAACAAAACCGGTGGCACATATCCGGTTGGCACAGTCTTCACGATTTCGGGGATGGGGAAAACGAAAGGCGGGACACCTCGCTTGAAAACGAAATCTGGTTACTATCTCACTGCTAACAAGAAGTTTGTTAAAAAGATTTAGTTTAAAGCCCTCGCGTTTGCGGGGGTTTTTTTATCTCTGAATACTCTACTATATGTTGTGAATGTAATTAATATAATCTCAATCGAAAGGAAGTGTTCATAGTGCAATATGACGAAATTGTAGAATATGTTACAAAAATGATAGGAGAAGAGAATTTTAATGTTTTCCATATTACGAGAAAATATAGAATTGGTTATGATATAGCTCAGTCTTATATTAATGAGATGTTGAAAAATGGAATTATTAGCCAGATCAAAACTAGTGGTGTTAATAATTCATATAAAGTAATTGTATAAAGAAAAAAATTAACCACCCTAACCTCACCGTCAGGTTTATATATAGATGTTCACATATTTGTTGAACCCCACTTATTTATAGTGTATATTGAGACTAAAAAGGAAGATGCAGAGTGAGCTTATCTATAGTTGAAATTCCTGAATCAAAAAATTATTGGTTAATTAGGACTAATGGTGGCAAGTACTATTCTGAATATAGAGTTGGAAAGTTTATCGGAATAAATTGGGATTTAATTTCTCTTTCTGATATTCAAAAATTGAATAATAATGATTTGAGGTCGTTAGTTAAGAAACAATATCCTGAAAAAAGAAGTCCAGGAAGAGCTGCTTCGCAGTTGAAAATTTTTGATAAAGAGATACAAAAAGGTGACACAGTTGTGATAACTAGCACTGCCTCAAATAAATTTAGCATTGGAACTATTATAGACGAACAAGCTTATGAAGAAGATATATCCCAGAAATTATTGGAAGAAGACTCGAAAAAGTGCCCTTATAAAAAGCGGAGAAAAGTGAATTGGTTAAATGAAGTATCTAAAATGGATGTAGACAGACCGATGTTTAAACTGTTGCAGCATGCAAGAAATACAATTAATAATGCAAACGAATACGCAGACACTATTGAGAGTCTAGTTCATGATTTTTATGTTAGGGGCAATCAAGCACAACTAACTTTACAGGTGAAAAAAGAAGAAGACATTCCTGCTCTCGCCTTTTATTCTTTAGGAGCTGAATTACTTGAATTAGTAAATGAATTCGCAAAAGAATACAGTTATAGCGAGGTGGATGTAAATAAAATAATTACAAAAGTCAACATGAATTCCAAAGGTAATTTTAAACTAAAAGGTTCGCATATTACGATGATTGTCATAGCTGGTATGTTAATGGTTTTCATTGCTGGTGGCGGGGGGACATTCAAGGTTGGAGAAAATGAATTTGGTATTGAAACAAACTCAATCATTCCTCAGATAACTGAGTTTTTAAATGAGAAACAAAATCGAGAAAACAAAGAATTAATATTAAAAAAATATATAAATCAGTTGGAGATAAAAACTCCAAATGAATTTAAAGAGAATGTTGGTGAAATTAGTGATTTTAAATATAATGAAGATGGACAGGATGAAGAAAAGAAGGAGGAGTGACGACGATGTCAATTCTGTTAAATAGTATTTCAAGTATAGGTACATTTATCGTCCTTTTCTTCATGCTTTATTTTATTCAAAAAGTGACAATAGGATTTTTACCGATATTTAAAAAAAATATTAATAACCGCTTATCTTTAACGAGAGGTCAGTTTATATTTTCAATATCATCTATAATAATTATTTTAACAACATTTAATTTTTATTTACCTTACAGTTAAGGATTACTAATCTAACCGCCCTAACCCACCGTTAGGGCTTTTTTTATGCAAAAAAACACGCTAAACATAAGCTTAGCGTAATTGTTATATCAATTCATTTTATCTAAAATCGGTTTAAAGTATTTATCTTCCGCATCTCTACGTGCTTTTATGGCATCATCTTTCTTTTCAAATCTGCCTAAAAAATGTAATTTTTTTTGAAAGGTAATAGAAGCTTCCCATTTATTTCTTTTCTCATCCCAACGCACGCCTTTTATCCCACTCTTGTTTCTTGCTGATAGGCTTCTAGTTAAAGCTGATTTCATAGTGCCATCGACTGCGTCTACTTCTAGTTTTCTTTTAAGGGCGTTTTTCTGTGCTGTTTCTGTCCTTAAATTTTTTTCAGCATATTCACGCCCATTTTCTTTAGCTAAACAACCGCAAGATTGAACATGACCTCGTTTTAAATGTTGAGCTAATACTTCTTTTTCATTGCCACAAACACAAACACATTCCCAAACCGCATTCCCATTTTCAGAGCGAACAAACTCTTTAACTGTCAATCTTCCGAATTTCTTACCAGTCAAATCTATAATATGATTGTTCATTGATGTCACCTCAATATTTTTCTATAATCATGAAATCAGTAGAAGCATCCATATAAGCTGTAAAATGTTTAGTTTTATTAACGGATGTTGCTAATTCTCCTATGTTATCGTACTCCATTGCTAATTTAATTTGATAACCGTCAAATAAGTCAGTGTCAACTTCGTCAGTATTATAATTGTTATTTTCAAATGCTTCTTTTAATGTTTCTAAAATTATGTCTTGCGCAATTTCTTGCATATCATTATAGAAGTCTTCTTCATCTTCATATGTACCAGTCCAGCCATCAATAAACGAATCTGCAAAACTTTCTACGATAGATGTATCTTGTCTTTCAGAAATAACATACTCGTTTCCGTCATTATTAACGTCGATAATTAGTTTTGTAATGCTGTTACTGTCAGTACCATTTAATCTCACTGTGTAATCTCTGCTTTTGATTTCTCTAACTAGTTCATTAATTTTCATTGTTTTCATCATCCTTTTCAATTTTGTATAGTTCGTTTAAAACATTACCCGGAGACAACGCGACATTTTCAGCAATTAAACGAATATTCTTTGCTGACATTTGATCTACACTTTTTTTATTAGCACTTTCGATCGTGGCTTTTGATAATCCCGTTTCTTTTGCAACTTGATACATTGTTGTTCCGTATCTTCTTAAAAACTTTTGAATAAATCCATTCACTATCTGCGGCTCCTTTGTATTATTTTGTTGATTGCCTTTCTGTATATTAAATATAGCATGATATATCATGCTAGTCAATAGTTTTATTAAATTTATTTTAAAATAAAAAAATACCCCGAAAAATTCGAGGTTGCTGTTATATTCAGATGTAAAAAACGGGATGTCAAACAGCTAATAGTTGAATGAAATAAAAAACGAAAATTGTTCTTGTGAATATTATTACATAGATTTTTATGTAATACAACCCTTTTAAACACTTGATTTAAAGAACGTTTGTTCGTATAATGTTAGCAAGAGGTGAAGAATATGTATAACTTATTTGATGATATTTTAGAACATTCAATAGTTTTAGCAGATGCGTTAAAAAGAAATTGGTCAATAGAAGTACTGTTTTTAAAGAACAATCATCACATGCGATACAAGTATGTAGTTCCGGTCCACATTGATTACGAAAAACATATTGTACAGCTTGAACGTTTTGACGAACGAATAATTGACATTAATATAGAAGATATAATTTTTTGCGAGGTTATGACGTGAGATTATATAGCTTTAATGATTTTAGATACATCTGCTACGTAGAAGGAAAAGATAAAGCTATAGAAAAGCTGTTTGCCGAATTATATGAAACAAGAAAGTTAAAAACTTTGCGAAGACGCATAAAAAAGAATGAAATGGATTTAAGGACTATCTATGACGAGTATTTACAACATCAATCTATTGTTAATAGTTAG